CGCCAATGACTGGTTCGCCGCAGCGAAATCGCTCGCCTTCTTGCCGCTGTCCGTCAAGTTCCCGCTCGCGTCAAGCCCCGCGAAATTGCCATTAGTTGCACTTGGCACTTTGTCCGCCTTGCCGGTTATGTCCTGCGAGTACGAGAAATCGTAGTTCCAAGTGATGGCCGTTCCGTTTATCGCGCTGACTACATATCTGCTTGGCGTGTTTGAATGCGTCTCGTCAGATTGGATGGTTGTGAAATCGTTCACGGTTATGCCGTTCGGAAACGCCGATGTGTCAGTCGGCAATAAGGCGAATGTCGTGAACGAGCCGACATAGTCTCCCATGTTCTCAACACGTTCTATTCTAGTATTTACCGCACTAATCTGCCCCCTGATTTCCGCATCATCGTAAACGGTGTCGGTTGCGCTTATAACATCGCCCTCAATCTGTATGTTTTCTCCGGCTGCCAATCTGTCCTGCTTGCCGCTCCATGCATCACGCTCCCCCTGAGTGATGTGGATGTCGGCATTTCTGGTGTGCAGCTCCAAATCGTCTCTCAGCGCATCCAAATCCTCCAACTCTGCAACACCGTTTAGCGCGGACAATATTAATTGCTCCGCATATACGGCTATATCCGCCGCGCCTATCCTGGCGTTAAGCTGCGACCCCCGCGCCAACGGAAACATTACATTGTTAGCCACCGCATCGGCAAAGCTTCCGTAATGCGGAAGATCCGAAATCCTTACTTTGTCGCTCGTATTCTCCGGCATATCACCTCTCGAGTTGAATTTTATTCTCTTCCTGCTCAGTTGCAATGTAATCCCAATTCTCGGCAGCTAAAAATCTCTCCAATGGAACAACAGGAATATCCCATGCTTCCAGCAATTCGATGCTGGTGGTGCAATCGTCCAAATTGTCCGTAATGCCTTTTACAATCCAAGCCGTGCCGGCAAGTTTAGGCGGGTAGCCCGGCAAATCAAGGCTCACAAAACTGCCAAGGTCAATCTCGGCGGGCAGCCAAGGCTTTATGCATCTCACCTCGGCTTTGCGCAGCGGCACGCAGGTCCAGCGCAGATAATTGTAGGCCATATTTTCCGCGCCCTCTTTATTTCTTATCCATTCGTTTTCGATTATTTTTGTGTTCGCTTTGCCTTCGTTGTGGCTTTTTACAAGTTGGGCTTTTAGGCCTTCCCATTCGAATCCGCTGTCAATCGGCTCGGAAAGAATGCCGTTGTGGCAAACGCCATGCCAGTCCACCGAGATTTTATTTTCGTATTTGCCGGTCGCTATGTTTTTTCCCCATGCAATTTCAATCCCCGTGTAAACGTCTGTGCGCTTGGGCGTTTGCGTTTTAAAATTGAAAATATTGTTTTCTTCCAAAATGGCTCTCCGCGGAATATGCACAACCGTAGCATCTTCTTTTCTTGTTGATTTCACCAAAAAAGTGTCGGAAACCGGACTAAAGCGAATAAGCGTTGATGAGGCCGCGGCCAAATCGCCCAGCTTGTCTCTGAATCCAGCCGTTTCATTCTTTATAAGCGCGCAGTATTCAATGTTTGGCAGTTCGCCATCCGCTGCTGCGGTGTAATCTCGAACGTTTGCTGCTGCTAGCAGGCTGTTTATCGCCGGAATGATAAAGTTGTGCCCATCGTCTGCGTTTGTGGTGGCAAACGGCTGCCCTTTCGCGAAGAGTTTCGCCTTGTTGAATGGAATTTTTATTTTCCTGCGTATTCGTAATGCTTGGAGAGTGACGGAAGGAGCCATGGTTGGCACGCCAACTATTGCAAATCCGTAATGCAGTCTTATGTGGATATGCGCTATTTCCGTATCGCTGTAAGAGGGAAGATCGTCATTAAGGCCTTCGGGCAGCATGGGATAATGCTTGTTATCAAAACTCTCGCAAGTACTCCCATTGAGCGTGCTCCAATTTAAACGCTCAAAATGATCCCTATCTCCAATTTGATAATGAATCTCGGTCGAGTCATTGCTAGTGAAAGCAACTTGGAGCATATAATTGGCAACTGTGGCTGAGCTTGGTAAATCCATTTTAGGGAATTTAAACGAAAATCGTGCGTAATGAGTTATTTGGGTAATACCTGCGAGCCCCCAGATCATTAGTTTTTCGATAGTGATGGGCGGCAACTTAGCTGTAACGCCGGGCAACGCAACATCGCCTGTCTTGCTATTCTGTATAAAACTGCTAGGTGAGCCGAATATTAACGGATGTTCTATGTCTCTCGGGAAAGGCCCGGCCCCATTAATGCTTTGATTCTTGCCTACATCTCCAGTTTCGGTCACGCTTATCGGCTCGTCGATAAGCGTAATGTAAAAATACCCGCTTTTTTCCAAATCAACCCTTCTGAAAGGTGCTCCTTGTTCATGAATGCGAAAGTTGCGGTAATCTTGGCCTCTGTCAAGCACAGTCCAGTCATAGTTCCAAGAAGCTTTAGCTTCATCAGATAAAAATGCCTTCTGATTATTCCATGCCTGCACTATTTCTTCGCTCAAGCCGATGCCTACAGCATAATTTTCCGGATCTACCGCCGTAGAATCTTCTCTCAATTTATGCATGTCGCCTTGTGGCATGAAAAAATCGTCAGTTCCGATCCGGTCTGTCGTCCGCGCAACAATTTCATCATAGCCAAAAAAAATCATGGTCTTCTGGGAAGAAAGTTGGTAATTCTCAGATTCGCATTCTATGTACCTATTGTTTTCTTCATCGTATATAAAAAGCCCGTCAAAACGCTGCAGCGGCGTTTTCGACACAATTATTCGCTCCGTGCCCAAATCATCCTTGGTAATCTCCACAGGCCAATACAAAGCACCACCGGTGGTATTCCCGATGGCGGTCAGATTTGAACTCTGCGCTATGCTCGGAGAGCCTATACGCTCGCTTATGTTTATGCTTGTTGTTCCGTTGGAATTCTCCACCGAGTTCACAACGCCGCTGAAAACAATCGCGCCATCGTCAAACAAATGAGCTGCGCAGCCAACCGGGTTGAACTCGCCGCCAAGCTCCTCGTTTTTTGCCTCAAGAAAATAAAACAGATCAATCGTGGAAAAATCTTCATCCTTGGAAGAATAAACGGAGTTGACGCTTACGTTCCAGTTGGTGAGGCTTTGGATGGGTCTTTCCGGAATATCGCTTATTGTTCTCTCCAATGTCCCGAATGACTGCACCGGGTAATGCCCGGGAATATAATTTTGCTCGTATTCTTGAAGCAGAACAAGCTGGTCTATGGCATTCCCAAAATGGTCAAACCATCGCACGGATTCCGGTTTCAATATCGCAACCGAACGCATTATTCCTCCCTTATGAACATGTAAGGAAGCTCTATATCGTAGTACATTCCGTTGGAACTGTTTGGCTGTATTATTTCCTTTGTGTTCGCCGGCCCGTTGTAAAAAGCGTTTGGGATTGCAATGCCTTTGCCGTAGCCAAAATCATCATGCGCCGGCGTTATGATGGAAAAGGGGGTTAATCCCATTCGCGCTTTTGTCAGCAAAAAATCTTCGTAGAGCTTGACGGTGTTGTAATGCACGTATCGCCACGATATGGAAGCGCTCACTCTCGTAGGTCCCAAATCGACGGAAAATCTCTCGCCAGTCATTGCGTCTGCGGATATGTGGTTGAGCCTTTCGACGTGCGGCCACATTGCATAGGCATTCGCCGGGATTTCAAGCGAATAGCCATTGCAAACAAGAGACGCGCGCATTACCATCTTTGCTCATTCCATTTGAAAACAGGTTCGATGCTTTTTCTCAAAGTTTCCGGAGTAACCATAACCGGGTAAAGATTCACGTTCACGCTTGATTTCCTCTGGTCGTAGCTGTTCCTGATGCTTTGCGGGCCGTTGTTGAGAGCCGCAACGCCCGCAGGCCCACCGGCATTACGAACGCCTTTTGTTGTGAGCACTGCCTCCGGACCCTCTTCGTTCACCCTTATGTATCTATCCCCGCCCGGTATCATGCCGCCGGCGTACATTTTCGTTGCCGCTATTTTGCGAACCTGCACGGCGCCCGCTGCCGCTTGCAAAGCGGCCAAGGGCACATTGAACGGGTAAGGAACGCCCGCCATTGTTCGCAGCACAGCTTGCACCGAATTGATTATAGCCTGGCCTATCTGCGACGCTTTGTAGAGGGCAGAGTAGGATTTGTAGCCTTCCGTGATTTGCCCTATGGCTTCAAGGCTGGCAGAGGCAGCTTGCACAGCGGCCCCGCGGTTGAGGGCATTGCGCTCATCTGCGAAAGAGCGCTCAAGGGCAAGCATTCGTGCGTTCTGCGCTCTTAGAGCCGCCTCTTTGTCCTCAGCGTAGGCCATTTCTTCCTCGTGCAGTTTTCTAAGCTCCTCGCGCCGCTTTTCGTGGCTGGATTGCAATCGGGATTCTTCCAAGTAAAAGCCGGACAATTTCATGTCCTGCATGTCTTTTTCGAAAGACGCAATATCTTCTATGTTTTTCTTTCTCTTGTCTGCGAACTCTTTGCGGATCGCATTCATTTCTGTTTCAATCTGGTACTGCAAATTAACAAAACGCTCGCCCTGGCTTGCAAGGATTTCAAATTTTTCATCATCCGACGCATACATCAATTCCAGCTCGTGCAAGGACGCAAGCTCCGCTTTTCGTTTCTCGTAGTTGGTTATCGCCTGAACCATTTTCTTTTCTTCGCCGTCAAGGCTTGCAATCAGTATTTTTTCGTCAAGCTCCGCAAGGCTTTTTATTGCTATTTGTTTTTTGCCCATCATGTCCTCAAATTCCTTGGACTGTTCTTTCAGCCGCTGCTCTTCCAGCCGCACCGCTTCGTCAAAGTCCCGGCTTGCCTCCGCCTCCCGCTGCTTTCTTGCCCTCTCTGCCGCATCTTCAAGTTCTTTCTTCTTCTGTTGATTGGCTTCATAGTTCGCTAACGCTTCTGCCTCTGCCTTCTCGGCGTCCGCTTTTGCCTTGGCGGCCGCCGCGGCCAGTTCCGCCTCCGCGTTTTTTTTGGCCTCGTACTCATTTGTCTGGCTCTTCAAAAGTCCCCGAGATCTATTATCGGAACTTCCTAGCGCCCCTTTTTCCTCGTATTGTTTATTTAACGCTCTGAGTTCGCCTTTTTTCTTTAGATATTCCAGTTCCTCTTTTTCAATATTGACGCCTTTTCGCGCAGCCTCTATTTTTTCTTCTAACTCTGCTCTTTCTTTTGCTTGTTCCTTGAAGGATTTCCCGCTAAAATCCAACATTTTCTTTTGATAGCTCAACTCTTTTATCTCTACTTTTGCAAGTGCCTCCCGCTGAAATACCGCGTCTTTTGCCCACTGCTCCCTTGTTTTAAAATCACCCAGGAAATCAATCCAGGATTTGGCAACGCTGTCTATTCCTTTCGAAAGCGCGTCAAATGCGCTAGTGTCCGCTATTGCGGCCAGCACACCCGTCACCGCCGCTTTGCCCCTGACCATGGCATCATTGAATTTTTCCATGGATTTGGATATGTCACCCACATTGCCAGCCGCCATTTTGCCTTCATCGGACATTTCCCTGAGCGCGCCGGAGCCGTCTTTGAGCATGGTCACCATTGACGCGCCGCTTTTGCCAAACACATCCATCGCGAGCGTTGCCCGCTCTGCGCCGGCCGGCAGCTTCTGGAACGCATCAGCCATCTCCATTAAAACCCGCTCGGAATTTTTCAGCGTCCCGTCTGTGTTCTTGACCTCTATCCCCATTTTCGCAAACGTGTCCGCTGCCGCTTTGTTGCCGCTTGCCGCCTTGGAAATAGTCTGGCTGAGCTTGACCATGTTTTTGTCCATCTGCTCGGCACCCACGCCGCTCAAATCAGCGGCATGTCTAAGCCCTATGACGCTTTCCGCAGCAACGCCTATGTTGTTTGACAATTTGGCAGCGGAATCGTAGGAGTTTATCATTTCCTTGGCAAAATCTTTGAGCGCGGAAATGCCTTTAGCTATTAAAATGCCGCCGGCACCAGCAACCGCGGCTTCCATCTTGGAAAGGGATTTGCAGAAAATATTCGCGGACTTCTCTGCGTCCACTACTTTTTTCCGCAAGTTATCAACATTCTGGCCGACTTTCTTAATAGTAGCGGAACCGTCGTCCTTAATGTTGAGCACATATTCAAGGGCCATAAAACCTCCTTGAATACGCTCGTTTGTTTAATTCATGAACCGCATGGCTGCTTCCACAGTTCCTTCGCTTATATACCCTTTCCTTTCCAGTATTTTCAATTTGTAAGCCATTTTTCTCTTTTTCTCTCTTGAATATGCACGGTATATAATTAAAATAAGCGGCAGCAATGCTAGAAAGCCTCCCACGCTTGTTGCAAACATAACATGCCTCCGCTAAAAATCCTTCAAATTGCCGGCTTTGCTTATGTACTCCACATCCTCTTCCGGCCAGCCCTCTTTTCTCAATCTGCATGCCCAGCGCCGAATTTCCAAACGGTCGTTTATTTCCATCGCAATCGCAAATGGAACAGACACAAGCACCGATAGAATTAAAAGATACAGCATGACATCCTCTACCAATAATATATATTATTTTTTTGGAAAGAGGTTCGACAAAAGCATGTGTGCCAAAATTTGCGTTGTTTTTGCATCGTAAGGGGTTTCTATATCCATCCATGCGAGGGCTTGCAAAGTGGGAAACCCAAACGGATCCAATGGAGAAAGAGCGATGGCGTTCCGCACCAGATCCGCAAACCGGTAAAGCTCCCTGTCCAGAAAAGCGTTCGGATTGCCTCGCACATCCGCCGCTATGGCGGCCTCGTGCATCAGGCATTTGCAGTTCCCGGACAAGTCGCATTCGCAAAGCCCTCCGTTATTGTCCCTGCACGGCTGGCAAAGCTCCGGCGTCCACCAGTTCTCCAGAAGCAGCCACTTCCTCAATTTTTTTTTCCGCCGGCTCGCAGTGAGACTTGAACCAGGGGGAAAATTTGTCGTCTGCTTTTTTCAACTGCTGAATCAAATCCGCTTTTGAGCGCAAATTGAAATTCTTTATGTCATGCGCTTTGCCGTCCTGCTGAACGCCGTCAAAATTTTCTAAAAGCCATGCGGCGTAGTAATCGTCCGGATGAAAAAGATATTCCGTCCACAGGCTCTCCTGGTTGTTGCTATCTTTTTCATAGCCTACATAGCTGTAGAATTTAGCTCTCTCCCCATCCGAGCTTTGCCTAAACTTGAATTCTGCGCCTGTTGCCTCGCTGCTGTAAACAACCGGTTCCGCTTTTTTGAATACGAACATGTTTAATCCTCCTCCGTGACTTCCATTCCACGCATTGGGTTGCGATCTTCCTTGCTGGTCGCTATCAAGCCCATTACGCTCGTTTGCGGCCATTCCATATCGCCACGCTCTTCGGCAAACGAGTCTGCGATATCCGAAAGCTCTTGTTCGCTGTTTGGCCACGATGCCTCCAAAGACATCTGTATGGAACCTGCGCCGTCAAAATTGGGCGTTGTCTGCGCTATCTGCAGTCTTGGGAAAAGCATCGCGAACCGGTATGCGCCTCTTGTTGCCACCAGTTTGCATTGCAAAATCGTCTCGTTGCTCTGCCAGTCCTCGTAAAGGGTTTTGTCGTGCAAGTAAACGGTTATGTCAAGTGTTATCGTGCTTTTGCCGCTCGGCAATGGCTCCGCCCGTGAAAGCCCGTTGTTGCTCGTTCCGGTAGGCGTGTTGTCGTCGGATATGCCGTGGCTCGCCTTGAAAGAAAATTCGGTTATGGAACGTTGCTGCAAAGCCTCTCCAACTGCGGAGAGATAGCATTTGAAATCCGAAAGCTGGAACCACTTGTCGAAATCCGCTCCGAAGCTCCACGCCGCCGTGCTCGCCTTGCTAGGCTCCTTGTCTATGCGTTCCGCCGGGCCGCTCGCTGTGAGTTGCAAAGGGCTTTTGGCCGAGCAGCTTATTTCAAAATCCTTTATCGCCACATTGCGGGCATGACGTGCGTAAGGCCCCAATTTCTGGCTCACGCACAGGTAAGTGTTCACAATGTCGGCGGCATCGTAAGAAGAACCTGCTTCTGTTTCTTCTTCCGCTGTGTAAAGCCTCTGGTTTCTTCCCTGCGGCGGGATCGTGAAAAAGTGCTTGCAATATCCGGGGTTCTGCGCATCCGGCGCAGGCCCCGCAACCGATGCGTAGCCCAGACCGGCCAAAAGAATGCGTTCTATGCCCTGAGCGTAGCCCTTGACATTGAGCGAAACGGTTGGCATCTCCGCTGTCTTTCGCTTGTTGCCGTTGAACTGGGTGCCGTTCATGGCCGCATCGGTGTAGTACTCGGTTCCTGTCTGGAACTCGGCGTTTGCCTCTGCGGGCAGCTTGTCGCCTGCGCCCGGCCAGTTGCCAGCCTCGCCGCCGTACAAGTCGGCTTCCGTTGCTTGCAGTTGCTTCTCAAAGCAGACTGCGTGCTGTATCGCAAAATCCTGTGTTGCTGTGTTCTCAAGCATTGTTTGCCTCTATCTGGTTGAGTGTTAATCTGGCGGTAGCCACTGCCGTGCAGCAGCTTCCGTGTTTCGAGTCTGTCAATTGCGGCGCGGCTGCTTCTATACGCACCTGGCCGTTGAAGTAGAGAGGCGTCAAGGCTTCGCCGCTTCTCTGCCTCTCCAAAATTTTGTCTATTACCTGGTATATGCATTGCCTGGCTCTGTCAATTCCTTTTGCCCTGCCCTCTTCCGGGGATATTTCATAGACAATCGAAAAATCAATATCCAGCGAGCTTTCAAAGCGGTCGTTTGCCACAAGCTCCAGCGATGAGGATGCGATGTAAAGCTCGACCAATGGCAGATCATCGGAAGAAATTTCCAAATGGTTTTCCAAAGGCATTTCCTGCGTGTAAAAATTCTCTTCATTGGATAAATCAATGTGCGGGCCGTCTATTGAAAGGATGGCGGCTTTAAGCTCGTCTGTTGCGCTCTCTGCGAAGCTCATGACACGCTCCTTGTTTTTTTGTCTAATTCTGTTTTAAGAACTTTCGCAAAAAATCTTGACTCTTTCGCAGTGGCGTTTTCAACAGGCCTTCTCCTGCCTCTTGCCGTCTGTGTGGCTATGACATTTCCGGCTTTGTCTGTCACATCCACTTTGCTTCTTGAAAGCTTTGCGTCACCCCCTCTGAGCGCACCCTCCGCCTTGCCGGTGAATTTGAAAACAGCGCTGGCCTTGCCTTCATTCACGATAACCCTCGCTTCACCATCGCCTCTTGTTCTGAGCGTGTCACCGCTCCAGCCGCCTGCGGGCATGAATGCTTTTACCAGGTCGCCGTGGCGGCTGGCGAATTTTGTTTGGTGGAACACTTTGCGAGGCTTGGCGTTCTTGCGGCTACGCCTCATGTATCTGTTCATTTCCGGTGCTTCTTTATAGTACGCCCATTTTCCGGGGCCGTTCTTTTTGTCGTACAATTTGGTTGCGTTGTAAATTATAGAATCTCTGCGGACGTGCTGGAGAATGTGCAGAGCGCTCAATTTAAGCGTTTCAGATATGGAACCCTGAACCGCTTTGAGCGCGTCCGCAAATGGCTTCTTCCAGTTGCCCTTGACCGGCATGTTAGGAACCGCCCCCGGCAACGGTTGTGGTGAGCCGCAGTATGCCTTTTTTGTCGAGAACCGCAATGCCGTAGAGGATTTCCACGGTGGCAACATACGCCCTTGTATCTTTGGAATAGTCCACGCTAAAAGTGAGCGGTATCCCAGTGACCGGATCTATTGCAACTTCCACATCGCCATCAAACTGCGGGATCTGCTTGACGGCAGATGTGGCAAGCGCGATGCCGGACATATTCGTTGCTATGCCTATAAGGTGCGTTCCTACCGTTGTTTTAGTCTGTATGGCCGACGTGCGTATTACATTGGCAAATCCGGCCAGCCCCGGAATAGTGCCATTGCGCAAAACCTCGTTGTTTGTGGGTGTTGCGTAAATGCCTGTGAGGCTGTCGCGCAAACTGTCGAAAACATCCACGCTGAGAACCAGATTGCGCTCGCTTCCAATGCCTACAATCTTGGCAAGCTCCGTTTCGGCTTTGCTGACATTGCTTTTGCTGAAAGTGCTGGGATCGGAAACGCTTAGCGAAGTTGGATAGTTGCCTTGCGTTATTTCCGCAAACACATCGCTGATCACTTTGCTCGCAACTTTGCTCACGTGGGGTTTGTAAAGCGCGCTTAGGCTCTCCGGCGTAAGTTTCTCGAAAACCTGCGGCTTTATCTTGAACGTGAGTTTCTTGTGCTTGTTAAGAGTGAGTGACTTCCATGCGTGGTCGCCGCCGTTGTCGGTCATGTAGTTGTTGTCTTCCTCGTCAAAATCCTCCGCATCGGGTGCCGCGCCCGCAACGAACACTTGGGTGGAATCCCCTTCGTACAATCCGGTCGTTTGCACTCCCAGCGAAAACGATTTTGCCGCCAGCAATACCTCGCCGACATTGCTTACTGCTTGGTCGGCAACCAGTTTGAGGTCGCCGCCTATGAATGTTGTTGGCATATTATTTGCCCTCCTTTTTTGGGTTATTCGAAATCGCGTCTATCTCCGCCTTGTGCGCAGCGTAAAAACTTTGCCGCTGAGTCGGATCCCCGATGCTCTTGTATTGCTCGTAAACATTGGGTTCGCCCTGGCTTGCCGTTGGCGGTATCTGGGGTGCCGCTGCCTGAAATTTTTGGAGCAAAGCGGCAATCACTTCCTCTTTGCTCACTTCCGGCTTTGCTGGCCCCAGTTCCGCCGCCTTGGCGGCAAGCTGGGTTTTGAGCGCGGCGTTCTGCGCTTTCAGGTCTGCGTTCAAGGCGACGGCCACCTCAAGCTCGCTTTTGCCCTGGGCTATAAGCTCAACGCAAAGCTTCTCCTGCCCCTCGGCGGCCATCGCCATCATGGACTGCAAGCGGGCCATCACGGCGGCTTCGCCTCCGGAATCGCTTTTGGGCGCTTCCGAGGCCGGGGGCATTTCGTTCACCAGTGCCTCGGCAGCCCTCACAGCCGAAACTGACACCGGTTTTTTATTGAATATGGACATATTAGGATTCTCCTATGGTTAGTGATGAAACAAGATCTTCTATTCTGTCAAAAAGTCCGTCAATCATGTTTATTGCAAAGGCTTCATTTCCGTAATAACATTGCCCCTGCATGTATTCTGCGTCTATCTGCCTATGCTTCAAAACATGCTGTATAAATTGCTTGTGGGAATTATCAACATCTTCCTGCATTTCCTTCAATTCCTGCTCGTCAAGCTGCCCATCGAGCGACCGTGCTTTGCGGTCGCCGGAGCGTATAACCGAATGCTCTATGCCTAGCCTTTCATAGTATTTTTGGAAATCGTAAACATCAATGTATGCGCCGATGCTGCCGACAATCGAACTGGGCGATGCGTAAATACCATCGCAGCTAGCAGCAAGCTCGTACGCCGCGCTGGCGAGGATTACATCGGTGTAAGCGAATACAGCTTTCTTCTTGGCGATTTTTTCTATGAGCCTCGCCGTTTCCTCAACCTTGAACGTGTATCCGCCGCCGGAGCGTATATGCAAAACGATAGCATCGCTCTCGTCGTTTGCCGCATCTATCAAATCTCCCTCCAGCACATCAAGGCTCCAAGGAGTGACATCTCCAAAAAACCATACCGTGCTTACTTTCAAATCAGGCTTGAATATCATTCTTCATCCTCCTTATCTTCATCATCATCGTCATCGTCATCGGATTTTTTTTCGGCGAGTGCTAAAACACGCCCAAGTATTTCTTCCTCAAGCGTTTCATCCTCTTTCTTTTGCCTCAGATGATCTTCGTAGTCATCGCCGCGCTCGCCTACTATGTCGCTCCTGTTTAGCGTTCCAGCTTTGAGCATCATTTCGTGGGCTTTTGCGGATTTGACCGGATCGGGATCGGGCTTGGCCGGGCCTTTCCAGTCGCATTCCCACAAATCCGGAGTCGGAAGGACGCCCTTGCAAAGCCAGTACTCAATGACAACCCATTTGTAAATCTCGTTGAACAACCGCATCACAGGCCCGTAGTTCCATTGCTCTATTTTGCGGAAAAGGGTATCGAAAAGCAATTTGCAGGTAGAGAAATTAAGCCCCTGGAAATTCTTTGAAAGAATATTGTAAGGTATGCCGAGCGAACCGCTTATAATTTTTATTTGCTCTTCTATCATCGACACGATTTCAAAATTGCCGTCATTGCTGATTGTGTGCGGATTTGTGCCCGGCGGAACAATAGGCACATCGCCCGAATCCATTTCGGACAAATTTATTTTCGGTATTCCATAATTCTCCGCTCTGCCATTGTCATTACCATCACCGTCACCGCTGCCATCGCTAATATCTCCGGTTTCGCTATCCACCATTTTTACTTCACCGCCCATGCCGCTCAAAGATTCAAGGCCGGGCGCTTCGAGCACAATGCCGAAAAATGTTTTCTTGAATGCGTCCTTGACACAAGCCTTGTCCAAATCGTTCAGTATATCAATATTGTCCAAACTGCTTAAAAGCATGGGAAAACTGCGGACTTGGCCGGGGAATGTGGAGCACGGGCGGCGAACAAGCATGCTTACGAATCTTCCGGTTTTCCGGTCGTAGCGCGGCAAAAACTCGTAATCGCTGTCGCTGTTGCCATCCGTTCCCGCTTTGCGAACATAATAGCCAACTTCTATATCGTTCTTATCCAAGGCAACGCCGAGAATAACCCTCATTCCGTTCACAAGGCCTTTGTCCTTGTATTTAGGCGGCGTTTCAATGCAATGCGGATCTATTATCTTCACCCTCGCTGAAACCGTTCCGGGAAGCGCATACGGATCGCTTCCCAGAACGACCAAGCAATCGGCCCATGTCAGAATTCCAATTATTTCGGAGTTCAGTTCCCCAAATGACTGGCCGGATTGCAAGCCCGCGCTTTTTGCCCACTCTTTGAACGCCCGCTTGGATTCTTGGTTTCCCTTGACAGGCGTCAGATTGCCGCAAAAAGTTTCCATCGTGTCTTTGAGAGCGTCCGCCATCGGATTGTTGCGAACCATCGCTTTGGAGACGTCGAGCATTTGCCGGTGGCTGCTGTTTTTCAGCAAATACTCGTTCTCTCTAACGCGCCCGTCAGCGGCTTTTTTATCGCCGGTGAATCTTGTGAGTGTTTTGTAAACCTTGCTCATAAGTTCACGAACCTCAGCGGCTTGTACAAATATTTCGCGTTCTCTTCCATTTCTTCTTTCGGAATCAAATTATATTCAAGCTCGTGCAGAAAATTCGATATGTCCGTGAAGCTGTAATATTCAAGTATGGAATTGGATTTGTCTGTAACGGTTTTCACCAAAAAAACATCTTCTTTCCGGCTTGCCAAAACATTCAATATCTTTTGCTTTATGCTCCTGTACGAGCCTTTCACGACAACGCTTTCGCCATTGCTGCCTGCCAGAGCCACGGTATTTACTTGAGCCATAATACAAATTTAACTTTTTAAAATCAAAAAAGAGGGGGGGGTATTGAAAATAGTTTGGCGAAGTGAAACAAAAGCGTATTTTGAGTCTCGGAAAGTTCGCAACTTTTTTTATTTTTTTTTATAGAAAATTCAAAACATCACGGGCGGAGGAACAAAACCGTCTTTTGGAACCCGCCTGTAATCCCGGAACAGAAAATATTCGCCTATGTATTCGAGCAATATTTTGCCGGTGCGTCCGTTCCTGTTCTTAGCGATTTTAAGCTGCGTTGCATTGTCCTCTTTGTTTTTTTTGACTATGAACCACACATGGTCTGCGTCCTGCTCTATGTTGCCGCTGTCCCTCAGATGATGCAGTTCCGGCTCATCTTTTTCCCTGAACACTTCCCTGTTAAGCTGGGAAAGGCAAAGAACGGGAACATCAAGTTTTATCGCCATCAGCTTGATCGCGCGGCATATATCGCCAACGCCCACAGTCCGGTTCTCCGCTTTGTCAAGTCTTATCAGCTGCAAATAATCTATGACTATGAGATCCAATCCGCTCTCGAATTTTTTCTGCTGGCATCTGCTCTGTATTGCCGCAACATTCATATCGAGATCTTTGTCGTTGAAAGTCAAATTAGCTTTGTACAATTCCGCGAGCGATCTCTCGACTTCGCCTCCCATTTCGTCAATCTCCATTTTTTTAATCGACCTTGAATCTATCATGGCTCTGGAACACAACTGCCTCATGACTATATCCTCTGTTTTCATTTCGAAATTGAAAAGAAGCACTTGCTTTCCCGCCAGAGCCGCATTGGTGGCTATGTTTATTGCCAGCGCCGATTTGCCTTTGCCTGTTGATGCGGCAAGCACAATCAACTGTCCTTTTTCCATTTCCACTATGAAATTATCCACATCCGCAAAACCGGTGGGAACGCCTTTTGAGCTTGTATCCTTCCAGCTTGCCAATGTTCTGTCTATGGCCTCCGCCTCTTTTATATAGCCGCTTTTTCTGACTTGCTTCTGGAGCGCGAAATAATTTTTGTCGATTTCCTCAATGATGCTTTCAGGTTCTTCGCTTTCGTAATTAATCATGCCCAGCGAATGAGACAAAAATTTATGAATCTTTCTCAATCTTGAATTGCTCTTTATCAATCCGGCGTAGTAATCCGCTCCGCTGCTTGGCGCACTCTCGCTGATTTTAAAAAGATATTCGCCTTCATAAACAGAAGTTTTGTTTCTTTCTTTGAAATAGGACTGCAGCTTATAAACATCGAATTCAATTCCTTTCATTGCGAATTCAAGCATAGCCGAATATATGTCCGAATGCTTTTCCCAAAAAAAATCAGAAGCCTCTATCAAATCCATCACGGCGTAAATGGATTTGAAATTTTGCATAAGGCAGCCGAGGAAAAGTTTTTCCGCGTCAACAATATCTTCAAATGCTCTCTTTTTCATTTTGTCTCTTATAACTCCCTTTTGAAAGATGTCACCACAGGCTTAACCGGTTGCGTTTTAGGTTTTGCATATTCCATCCTATCCAAGTTTTTGATTTTTCCCATGAGAACAGCGTTAAGCGTGGCATCCCGCAGATGGTCGGGCCGGTTGCCGATTTTGCCCCAGCGCATCACGCTTCTGCCGCTCACCTTCGTTTCTATTTGCTGCTGGTTTCTTATATGGTCAAAAAGCATATCAGGAGCATCTGCGGCAAACTGGATAGAGTGCCTTTTGTCCGGCTCTGTTTTGAGCGATGAATGGAGCAAATCCTGCAGCATATGAGTGTTGAACACCACCAAACGCAAACCCCTGTACTTGTTCCTGTATTTGTTTCTAGGATCCGCTTCCGAAAATTCGCAAAGCTTATTCTGTCTGCCATAGCCCTTGGACGGAAACCAGCCTTCATTCAGACGGCAAAATTCATAAACGGCTTCCGTGTCGTTCCCATCCCCTGAATCCAGGAGGCCGCCGTAAAATCTCAATTTGCGACCGCTCTTGCTTTTGTATAAATCCGGGTTGCACATCGCCTTCGCATAACTCATAGCCCGTGAAAGGCTCTCGAAATCCTGCCCCCGCTCTATCTTTTCGGAACGCAGGACAAATTTCTTATCCTCCGCACCCCACCCAAGCACAACGAGCCAGATTTCATTTTGCCCCACATCAACCCCGGCGGTCATGCAAATGACATTTTCCGGTGCTTCATTCCGCTCGCACAACCAATCGCCTTTCAGCTTTGAATAATCTATTTCCCCGCCGCTGCGTGTCTCGCTTTTCACAGGCTTAGCAAGCCACGAGTTGTTGAAGTCGTCAACTGCCGCTTGGTCGTATTGGGAGCGAACGTATTCCGCAACCGTTTCGCTGAAATTTTTCCTTGGAGTCAAGAAGATAGGCAGCCTGAAGCCGCATTCGGCTATGGACAATTCCGGATCCAAATCCTTCCACCGCTTCCTGCCGGTGACTATCTCGCTGTGCATGTCATCGGTTATTTGCTCCCCGCACAAAGGGCATTCAACATAAGCGCATCTGAAATCCTCTATATCGTTTGCGTTTAGCTTGGAATCCCATCTGAAATGGCGGTAAAAATCCGGAACAAACCAGCCATCGCAATGCGTGCACTGTATTTCTTCCACGAACCGCTTGGAACGCTCGTAGGCATCATAGGTGTATCCTATTCCGGTCTTTTTGGGAGTGCAGGCAATTATCGTGAGGCGGCGGGGGCTTGTCTGCATACGCTTCTCGGCCAGCTTCACAGGATGGTAGTCCTTGCTTTGGGTTAGCGTGAATTCGTCCAGCTCATCCATTATAACCCAGCTTGTGCCTGTCTGCTCTGCGAGTGTTCCGGGAGAGCTCATGAGCGCGAGGGCAAAAAAATAGCCATTGTCAAAAACGGGCATTGACAAGTTCTTGATTTCCTTGAAGCCAACTTTTGAAGAGATTAAAAGAGGCTTGATGCGGGAATCTCTCACTTTGTCAACCATCTTGCTCGTGGGCAGAGCGTAAAGCCCTCTGCGGTTGCGGTAGCTTGTCAGATAAGCCGCTATGCTTATAATTGTGTCCGTTTTGCCGCTTTGAGCAGCGAAGCAAAGAACTATCCTGCGGCAGTCCGGATTATCCACAAGCTTCAAAATCTGCTTCATGTGCGGGAACGCTTCAAAATCCATCTTTCTGCTGCCTTTGTAGCCGTTCCCAGGTGGCAGGGTTATATTTTCCTCTATCCATGTTTTCAAGTCCACAGGATTGCTCCTGCGCAGCATATTGACAGCGAGTGCGCAAAGCTCCTTATGGAAAATGCCTCTTTCAATCCCTATATCATCTGTTTTAACCATCTTCTCAAACTGGTGCTGCCTGTACGCAGCCACAACCTCTCTGTCCTTTCTCCGGCGGGCAGCAATATAGTGAGTATTGCACAAGCCGCCGGCATGCACAGGCTTTTGGCAGCCTTTCACAGAGCATTTGGCGAAATCATCCATTATCAGCTTCCTTTGTCTGCAAATAGTTCTCTAATAGGTTCTGCGCATTTTCCACGCAACTGTTGTGGCCAAGCTCCAACGCCTCTCTGATTTGACCGGCTGTTTTGCCGACCAACTCAACGGGCTTTGTCTCAATGATGGCATTGAAAGAGGAAAGTATCATGTTCACTATGTTGGCAAGTTCCTCTTTTGCTTCGCTCTTGTAAACAAGCAAACCGGCTTTGATGTCGTTCTCCATTTTCGCTTTGCGGAATTTTTCCGCAGCTAGTTTGCCATCGTAGAATTCCTTGTCCGCCGCATCCTTTTCGCCGTCATTTTCAAACGGCAAATCATCCTCTTCGCCAAAGAGATTCAGTTGCTTTTTTTTGCTATTTCCTTCTTCCATTTGTGACCCCCGAAATTCTGTCCCGTTTCTGATTTTGCGGGGCATCGGCGGCACCCCGACCGAGCCGGCACCCCGCCACAGAACCTAAGACTTCCCGATCCCCATAGCCAGTTTTCTCGCATTCTCAAGCCTCTCGTCAGGGCATCGCTCGCATTCAAGCAGTCTAACTATAGTATCTTCGCCGTAAGAGTAGCGGGTTTTATCAATCACATCATTAATTATCAAAGCTTTCATAATCAACTCGTGATCGTTGGATTCTTTTATCGCTGCTCTATCCTTGCCTAAATGCTGTATAAAGAGATCATCAATAGGAAAACTTAGATCATTGTCAAAATCTAAGTCTAAGTGAAGGAAATTTTCCAAATCATCTATAGAAAAGCCTTTAGCCATCTTCTGTTCCATATAGTAGCAAACCTTTTCTCTCTCTATTGCATTTACTATCTTCTCACTTAATTCTCTTTCTCTACGCTCTTTAGCGGATTCTTTTTTAGCGGCAACTTCGTTATCATCTTCATTGCCATCATCATCTTCTCCGCCTTCCAGTTCCTCCCCATGCTCACGCTCCGCAATCTCTTCCTTCGCTTCAAAGCACGGAGCATAAGGGCATTGCCCCTTATTGTCAAATTCATCAAACAGAGCCATCTGCTTCTTGTGAGGGCATTTGGAGCAGGCCGGCCATTCCCTGCCTTCTTCATCGGTGTACTTTTCCTGCAAATCAAACTTAATGTGAGTGCCTGAAAGTTCAACGATGAAGGCTTGAAATATCAAGCGTTTGAAATCTTCTAGTTTGTAGTTAAGCCAGCCTTTTCTCCAACCGTTGGTTATATCTTCTATTACCTTTTCGCTGAGAGAGCAAAGGAACAGCGCATTGCCAAGCTTTGCACGGCCATCGTCTATCATCTGCAAAATCTCATCAGGAAGCGAAAGCAGTTTTATATACCTGCCTATATGCTTCTCGCTCTTGCCTACACGCAGCGCAATCTCGCTGTAGTTGTAGCCAAGCTCATCCTTCATCCGCCTGTAAGCATTCGCTTCCTCTATGTACGACAAGTCCGCCCTGTGCAAGTTCTCTATGAGCTGCATCTCGAATGCCCGGTTGTCGCTCACATTCTCCCACACGGAGCAGTGGATTGTTTCCAGCCCCGCTATCTTTGCCGCTGCAAGCCGCCTGTGCCCGCTTATGAGCATGTAGTGGCATTCAGGGTAGTAGTCGCCCTGCTGGCTCTCTTCGGGCCGCAAACGCACTACAATCGGCTCTATCACATCGCCGAACTGCTTTATGCTGTCTGCAAGCTCCAAGAGCTTGGGATCGTTCTCAGGCGTTATTTCAAGCCTGCGGGAGTTCCTTGGATCCGGGCATATGTTGCCCAGCCTCATTGCCGGTGCGTCCCTGTGAGTGGTTTGCGGGTGGTTCTCTGCGAACTCTTTTGCCTGCTCTGCCAGCGTTTCCTTCTTTGTCCTTTTTCCCATTTTTACCTCTCTGTTTGCGGGTGATTGGTTCTGAATACACGCCAGGGTATATTATCCGCTGAGCGTACATGTTGAAATATCTGTGGATAAGCTGCTTTCTGAATCCAAGCGTGGCCGGGTGTGTGCCTTTTATGAACCGGCCTTCTTTTTTCAGCTTCCAAAATTGGGTTGGGCCTAAGCCTATAACATTCCGCCGGTACTTATCCATCGGCAGCCACAAATCCTCTGTGCTCTGCAAAATTGCCATAAGCGTTACAGCTTCACGGCGCGTCATAGGAGCATCCATTGATAATTCGTCTAACATGGTTCCTCCGAAAGTATTTTTCTGAATCTTTTCTCAAATTCCTCAGGCGCTATGTACTTACCCCTAGGCTCTCTTGACGGTGCTTCCGGTTCCGGAACTGGATACCTTTCCGCAACAGAAACATTCTCCAAAACCTTCCATTTGCACTGGTTGAGCCACGCCTTAGGCTCCGGTATATACTGGCCGTTGTCCTT